ACTTGACGAGCAACACCACGCATTGGGTTTAGCAAACGCAAAGGAACGAATACAGGGTCATAGGCAGTACGACCACCGACACCAGCACCGCCACCTGTCAATGCAGAGGCTTCTTTGTAGTAAGCATCATATTGACCAGCATCTTCAAACATTTTGATTTCTTTTTGCACACGGGCTTCGCCAGCAACAAAAGATTTTAATTGTTCTTTAACGGAACGATTAACTTCGGAAGAAATAGTTTTATAAGTCTTGATTAGAGATGGAGCATGGATAGAAGCAACTTTAGCTTCTAATGCGGCAAACTTTTCATCAAAAGCAATAACTGCTTCTTCTACTTTTTTTCCAGCTTCGATTTTGCTTTCTTCAATCTTAGCAACTGTCTGTGCTTCGATTTCGTCTAGCTTTTCAATGATTTTTTCTGACATGATAATTCCTTTATTTAATGCGTTTAGATAATGCTTTCAGCAATTCTCTTTCCTGTAAGGCTTTTAGAATAGCATCAGCTTCATTTACCACCGCTTCCAAATCACTTGGTAGTGGGGTTTCTTTAACAATTTCCTTGTCTGCATCACGCAACTCAAGAATCTTTTTAAAGACGGAAGATGCGGTGGTCGCACCCTTCTTGGAAAGACCAGCATCACGCAAGGCTTCCTCAACTACTCGAGGATTCAAATGCCCTTCGGCATCGAAGCACTCTAATTTCATTACTTCTGCTTGTGGATTATTAGGGTACATGACTACGCTGATTTCACGCAAACCGCCCTTAGTAATTTGGAAATAACCTTCTTCTTCGTCATCGCCTGAGATTAAGGGATTACCTTCTCCATCTACCATGCACGCTTCATCTGCGTAAGCTCCAACACTTACACCACCGAACAGCATTGGCGATTCTTTAAGAATATGGTACACATCAGCACCAGCAGAAGTTTCCATAAACAGTTTGCCCGATGCAGTCATACCTTCATCGTCAAAAGAAATCTCGTCCCATTGTCCTACAGGGATACCCATATCATTATGGTTTAAGAACATTGGCATTGGCTTGCCAGCTTCGGCAAACTCATCAGCCCATTGAGCAAAGCCCTCAGGCTGGTAGTTAAATCGTCTTCCGTCAGCACCTTCTCTTGCACCCCAAGTAGTTGCTCTCGCTTCTATCTTGCCACTAGGTGTTTGTGCCTCGTCCATGTCGCTTCCGAGCTGGACTTTTGCTTCGTAAAACAGATTTGGAATTGTCTTCATTTATTGCCCCAAGTTTAATAGCCTGATTATTATCTTGTATTTTTGGGGATTCCACTACCTTTTTTGGGAGTGTAACACTTCTATCTTTTATTTGTAAATGTAAAACAGTCAAAACCTTATTAAGAATATTCACTTATTTTCCAATATTCATTTTGCGGGTTTGACTGCCACCACCACCGCCTGTGTCTTGCGGAGAGCTTCCAGCAATGCCATCTTGTGGAGATTGTTGTTTCGATATAAGTTCATCTGCACCTTCTATCTGCGGGATATTCAAATACTCCCGTGCTTCGTTAGGGGTCATAATGCCAGCATTAACTCCCGCTACTACTAAATTCATTTGGTCTAAAGGAGCACCTTTAAGAAAATCCTTTGTATCAAATCTAATACTAAGGCTTGGATAACCTTTGAGTAAAGAAAAATTTAACTTTTGTTCTAAGTTAATAATGTTTGGGTACATTGTGGTTTTATAGAACTCATCTAACATGGTTTGAGTATTATTATATTTTTGGTCAGCAATCCCTAACATGGCTGGCGGTACACCGAACAACCCGCAAATACGCTTCATGGTTTGATTCTTTAATTCACGGCAATCCGCATCTTGTAGCGTAAGCATATTGACTGGCTCATACTTCATGCCTTGGTCTAATAGTATTGATTGACCTGGCTTTGATAAATCTTGCTGACGTGAGCCAACTAAGTTAGACCATGCTTCTTTGAGGCGAGAAGCGATTTCTTTGTATTTAGCATCAGGAATCACTTGTTCAGTAATAAACATCCCGCTAGGCTTTGCCCCATTGGTCATAATAAAGTTAGCGTATATATCAATGTCTTGGTCTAGAGAGACTAATTCAGCCGCTAAGATGCCTTTATTGAAACCACCAGCACCTTGCCAAGAGGCTTCCATGATGTGCATTACTTGGTGAGAAGCTAAGTCTTCGTCTTTATTGAACCCATACGAAGGAGTAGCTAATCGGTATGATGGATAACGGGCTGGATTGATTTGTGCGGTAATTAAAGTCGAATCTAGGTTATACATTTCCAATGGGGATTGCATTGAATCTTCTTGATTCTTTCTCCATAGCAAAGTAAAAGTCTCACCCGCTAAGTCAAGCCACATCGACCATTGATACCAAAACTCATATTTGCTTTGGAAGTTATTGGGTTGGTTTAATAAGTTCCATATTTGTTTTGCTTTGGCTTTATCACGACTACCTACCTTGTCACCTTTAATAGCATTAACAAAAGTACCATCATCTGCCTTATACATCACTTCAATATTGCATTGAGATAATGCTCTTGCCTTAACTCCTACGCATCCCATGATGGTTGAGTTACGAGATAGCAAAGACATATCCACATTCCGACCAGCTTGATTGGAAGATGATGTAGTGACGTAAAGAAGTTGTGTGGAGACAGTTTGGCGACCACCTTGCCCTTGGTAAATAACATTATTACCAAGCTGTGTTTGTCCAAATAGAGTATTAGATTCATCAATCTTTCTTGTTGAATCTTTATCGTTATCGTATTTATTCTTATTGAATACGTCTAATAATCCCATGATTTACTCTACTTTCTTTATGAATGTAACTTAGAAAGACCTGAACCCAAAAGAAGAATTGGCAAACGGATTGTCTAAGCTACAATGTGCGGCAATAATTAAAGCGATAATACCATCAACCTTTGCCGATTTGTCAGCTTCGTTCTTTCTAATTTTAATGTTTCCATTAACATCCTCATACACTTCACAGTTTCCTAACTGCCAGCCAACAAATGGATTACCATTATGTTTGACTTGATAGTTGAGTATTAGCTTCTCAATATATTTAGATGGGTTAGATAGAACAGCCATACTTTGCCCAACCTTTTTTACAGGAATCCCATAATCATGCAACCGAGCAACAAGACTAGCCGCATTGTAAGCGTCATAGCCTACCTCCTTACAATTATACTTTTCGCATTGGGCTTTGATGTAATCGGAGATTTCTCTATCGTCCATCACATTGCCTTCAGTAAGTTTTAATACTCCTGACTGTACCGCTACACGGAATATGTCTGCATAGTGTTTAGGTATTAAATCAAACCCCACTTCGGGTAAGAAGAATTGAAACTCTGCCTCGTAATCCATTTCTCCGTATCGCTTCAACGTACATACGGCATTCAAATCTCGGGTAGCGGCTAAGTCAAAGCCAATGAATACTGCCTCAGGCTCGCCTCGTTCCGTCTGTTCAATAATCGACTTGTCCCAATACTCCCTATCTATCCAAGCACTATTGGCACTTACAAAGATATTTAAAGTCTTACATAAGAATTCATTGAGTGCGGCTGGCTTGTGCTGGGCTTGTATTGCTCGTTCTTGAATGGCGGTTTCAAATACAGAGATTCCGTGCATGGGATTTGCTTTAGCCCAAATGATTGGGTCTCTCCAATCATCTGCGGGGTCAAGTCCGTATAGCAATCCAAACCACCTCGGATTGTCCATCGCTTCTCCATGAAGCATGGACTGGTACATAGACATATCTTCATAGAATTTGGTTTCTTTTGTAAAGGAAGCAGTCGTAATATATATCCGCAAAGGGTTTTGACGTGCAACCATGCCTGAGTGTAATACTTCAATCGAGTTCCTATCTACAATCTGAGCCGCTTCGTCAATGATTACGCATGATGGGTTCTTTCCATCACCCGTCTTTTTTGTATCACGACTTAATGCTTTAAACATAGATTGGGTATCACCCGACTTCTTAATCTCATACTTGCTGACATTGAATAGCGTAGCTAAATCCGTACTCATGTTTTCAATAAAGCCTTTGGCGGCATCAAATACAATGGTCGCCTGTTCTCTATTAGTCGCTAGAGTAAAGACTTCTGCACCCGATTCTCCACACAGCAATTCGTATAAAGCAATCACGGCAGTCAATGTTGACTTACCCGCCTTACGAGGAATAAATAGTATTACGTCTGTGACCATTCGCTTAGACACATCCTTCTTACCTCTAAATCCATATACAGCACAGATAAGAAAGATTTGGAAAGTTTCTAATACAATGCTCTCGCCAGCTTGTGGTCCTTTAGTATGACGTAATGAAGCGGCAAAGTTTAAGACGTGCTGTGGAGCTCTGCTATCAAATTGCCATTCCCATGCTTTATTGTCAACTTGGTCTAAGAAGCGTTGGCAAGCCAAACGTACATCACGGCAAACATTGATTTCACCTTTAGCTACGTTCTGTGCATAAACTAAGCCGTCTTCCCAAATCATACTGCGAATGGTCCTTTAAGGAATTGGGCTACTGCTGAATCATCTTCTATCTTGCCTGATGCTAAGCGACTTCTAGGGGTAAGCCCTAACTCATTCATCAGTTGAATAATTAGCGTAGTCGTTTTGTTGCGTACAGATAAGTAAGGACTTGGTCCGACTGTCTGTCCGTTGTTGAAGTTTGTTATCACTCCCGTAATTTTTAATCCTTCGGAGCATCTAATATAAGTTTCAATGTGGTCAGCAAGAATGCTTAATGTGTGTTTGTCTTGGTCTGAACCAATGCCATACACATCGAAAAGAAAGTCTGCGGTCTCTTCAATGAACTTTGACTTGTCCCATGCTTTGGGATTGTCCATCCAATCAGCTTTAGGAATTCTTTTCTTAATGCTTGAAGGGAGCACAGTAGCTTCTGAACGTCTGCTCTTTGTGCCGTCAACAATGTGTAGTTCGGGTGGTTTTTTGTTCATTTTTTTGCGTTTTCATGCGAGGAGTATTAGACCCCCCCAATGTCAAATTACAATGCTGGCTATTGTA